CGTTGTAGAATCAGGAAAATATGAAGGTGTGTTTGGAGTAGGCGGCTTAATTCTCGCACGGATACCAGAAGAAACGGTTGCCGAAAGAACTGCGTATTTCGAAGGAAAATCGCAGGATCAGATGGAAGCTGTTGATTATGACATGATGCGCGAGAATGCTCACTCAACCATGACGATTAGTAAAGCTGATCGTCAATCTCGTGTAACCTTCGGTGGCCCTCGTAAAAATTAGGGTCGCCCAATTAGGAGAAAACTAAAATGGCAAATCAAGAAACTGCCTACGGTTTACGTCCTATCGGGCTTGTTGGAAACGGTGTTAATTCAACTGGGGTAACTCAGTATGAAATCGCTTCTAACAACACCAATCCGATCTTCCAATACTCTTTATGTGTGCCAACTGCGGCGGGCGTAATAGATCATGCGGGAGCGACTAGTGGGGGTACAACTCCTGCTCTTGGTGTTCTGATGGGCGTAGAATATGTTGATTCAGGAACTAAAAAACCAGTATTTAAGAACTACTGGCCCGGTTCCAACAATGTCAGCGTTGATACTAACCACCCTGTTAAGGCTTTTGTTGCTGATAACCCAAATCAGTTGTTCAAAGTAGCTTCTGACGCGACTCTTACAGATCGTGCCACTGCTTTGACAGGCGTTTTTGCAAACGCATCTTTGGGTACATCTGCGCGTACTGGCTCAACCAATACGGGCAACTCAAACTCAGCATTGAGCGTAGCTTCCATTGCAACAACAGCAACTTTACCGTTGCGAATTGTTGGTATTATGGATGATGAAGCAAACAGTGATTATACCGCAGCGGGTATACCATTGATTGTTCGCATCAACGCTCATTTCAATGCAACCACGTCGCGGTTTGACTCTCAAACCACAGCGACTACAACAGGCGTATAAGGAGGGTTAAGTATGGCTATATCACGCGCACAACTAGCGAAAGAGCTAGAACCCGGTCTAAACGCTCTGTTTGGGTTGGAATATGATCGTTACGAGAACGAGCATTCAGAAATCTTTGAAGAAGAGTCTTCTGACAGAGCCTTTGAAGAGGAAGTGATGCTCGGTGGTTTCTCAACTGCACCTGTTAAATCTGAAGGCGGATCTATCAGTTTTGACGATGCACAAGAGACATACACGGCTCGTTACACTCACGAAACTGTTGCTTTGGCATTTTCGATCACTGAAGAAGCGATTGAAGACAATCTATATGACCGTTTAGCGTCTCGTTATACGAAGGCTCTAGCGCGTTCTATGGCGCAAACAAAGCAAATTAAAGCAGCATCTATTTTGAACAATGCGTTCAGCACGGGTGCTAATGCAATTGGTGATGGCGCGGCGCTTTGCTCTGCTTCACACCCAAGCTTGTCAGGCAACCAGAGAAACCTCTTGTCTACTGCGGCTGATTTGAATGAAACCTCACTTGAGCAAATGCTCATTGATATTTCAGGTTTCACAGATGAGCGTGGCTTGAAAATTGCAGTTCGTGGAACAAAACTAATTATTCCAAAAGAACTACAATTTATTGCTGAAAGAGTGCTTAACTCAAACCTACGTCCGGGCACAGCGGACAATGACACCAACGCAATGCGCTCAATGGGCATGTTGCCAGAAGGTGCCGTTGTAAACCACTTCCTAACGGACACAGATGCGTTTTTCATTAAGACGGACGCACCTAATGGTTTCAAGTACTTTAACCGTGCTCCGATCAAAACAGCTATGGAAGGCGATTTTGATACAGGAAACATGCGCTTTAAAGCTCGTGAGCGTTACAGCTTCGGCGTTTCAGATTGGCGTTCAGTGTTCGGCACACCGGGCGCTTAATTCTAATTACATGTTTACGGAGAGAGCCGCTTTTGCGGCTCTTTCTTTTTTTAATTTATATGTTATAGTGTTTTTATCCCTGACAGCGGCATAGGGTCGCTGACTTAACCCAAGACAGGAGATCTACATGGGTACAACAACTTTCTCTGGTCCTATTAAAGCAGGAACCATCAAAGAAACTACGGGCACAACGCTCGGCACAAATATCAAAAACACAGGTCAAGTCGTAATGTCTCAGACATTTGCAGCCGATCTATCTGGTGGTGCATTAGCAGCGTCTGTCACAGACGTAGTGATTCCTGCCAACTCACAGATTATTGATTGTGTTATCGACGTAATTACGGCGTCAAGCGGAGCCACAAACATAAGTGTTGGAGACACGGTTGGTGGTGCGGCAACTCTTGTAAATACGTTTGCTATTGGAACGACTGCGGGTCGTAAATACCCCACCACTCAATCTGGTGGTACATTAGCGTGGGAAGACACAGGAACAGCGGACATTCGTTTAACTGTTACTAACTCTGCGGCGACAACTGCGGGTGAAGTTAGGGTTACTATTTTGTACGCTCAAAACAATAACCTCGGTTAAAGGGGGCTTAAATGGCTAATTCAGACGTAAAATCCAAACGTCTGACGGGAGCGGGTGCGGCCTCTGTAGGCCGTGCCAGACTTCGTCAGATACAGGTTTTGACCAGTTCAGGGGGCGCAGGTCGTTTGACGCTTACTGACGGTAACGGCGGTAGCACAGTTTTGGACCTTGATTTTTTAGCGTCTGATTCTCACTCTGTGAACATTCCAGACGAGGGTTTACTGTTTACCAGTGACATTCATGTTGGCACCGCCACAAATGTCACCGCATTAACTATTTTTTATAGTTAAGGCTATTTTATGGCGTCTAAGGTAAAAACAAAGTCGTCTAAGGAAAAAAAGCGCAAAAGCGATAAAATGCCGAAGCGTAATAAAAAGAATTTCCGCCCTACTGAAAAAGGGGCGGGAATGACTGAGGCCGGGGTAAAAGCGTATAGAAGAAAAAACCCCGGATCTAAACTAAAGACAGCCGTGACGGGCAAAGTAAAAAAAGGAAGTAAAGACGCAAAGCGAAGAAAATCTTTTTGCGCTCGTTCTGCGGGTCAGATGAAGAAATTTCCAAAAGCGGCGAAAGATCCAAATTCTCGTTTAAGGCAAGCAAGAAAAAGGTGGAAATGTTAATGAATACCGATGATCTTTTAAAACTTTTAGAGAAACACGAAGCTGAGTGTAACGAACGTTATAAGAAAATCGATAAACAACTTGATAAGCTAGACATGAGGCTTTGGGGTATAGCTGTTTTAATCATAGCTACAGCAATAGCGGGAAAAATATTGTAATGGCATATTCGAAGAAATCAAAAAAAGCATCAAAGAAAAGTAAAGGTAGTAAGATTTGTCCTGCGGGAAAAGCTTGGGCAGAACGTACTTTTGATACGTACCCTTCTGCGTATGCCAACATGGCGGCCTCCAAATACTGTAAAGACCCTAATTATGCTAAAGGTGCAAAGGGGAAGAAAAGTGGGTGAGCTTAAAAAGTGGCGAGATCAAGATTGGGTAAGGATAGGTACTGATGGTGAAATCAAAGGTAAATGCGGCACTTCGAAGGATAAAAAGAATCCTGACAGGTGTCTTCCAAGGTCTAAAGCGAATAGTCTCTCGAAAGCCGAAAGAGCCGCTACAGCCCGAAAAAAGAAAAAAGAAGGCAAAACAGGTAAAACCTTCGTCAAAAACACAAAAGCCGCGGAAGTCAAATTCGCACGGCACGGGGGCGAAATCGCCCACCAAAAAGCCAAGAGGACGCCCCCCAAAGCGAACGCCCAAGGCGTAGTGGCTCGTGGGTGCGGTGCAGTTTTGTCTAATCGAAGAAAAAGAACGAAGGGTGCGGTGTCTTCATAATGAATGCTTTAGCTTTTAAATATGGCTTAGAAAAGGACATTTGCTCTGAAATAATGGCTTGGTCGCAACATACTTTGCAAAAACCAAACCCTTTTTTCAACAACATGCCCCCGTGTCCGTATGCTAAAAAGGCGTGGATGGATGGTAAAGTTGCAATTATTTTTAAGTATGAAGAGAATTATCAAACAATTTATAGCACTATATCTCAATTTGACGATGCTTTTGAATTAGTTATTGTTGTTGATGTGGCATATAATAAAGATTCTGACGCTTTTCACGAATACTTAGATCAACTGAATACTGCCATTTCTTCTGGAATGTTTATCGACAAAGATATTTGGTTGATGGGTTTTCATCCTGAAGATGAGGAAAACGAGCATTTGGATGGAGATACTTTCGAACAAATTGTTTCTGACGATTATGCCATGATTTTTATTCAAAGGCTTTCGAAGGTACATAATGCTTCACAAACACTGAAATCTTTGGGATATTATGAAGAGTATGCTAAAGAGTATGACGTAGACCGAATTTTTAACCGAAGACTTGAGCTATATAGGAGGCTTACAGATGGCGATGAAACCTAAAAAGAAAATGCGTGGCGGCCCAATGAAGAAAATGCGCGGCGGCGGGATGATGAAGAAAATGCGCGGCGGAGGCATGGTAAAGAAAATGCGCTCTGGCGGCGCTGCAAAAAAGAAGAAGTAAAATATGGCGGTTTCTGGAAGTAAAGATTTTGAGTTAGATGTAGCTGAGTACATAGAAGAGGCTTTTGAACGTTGTGGTTTAGAAGTCCGTACTGGTTATGATTTAAAAACTGCAAAGCGTTCTCTTAATCTTATGCTTGCAGAATGGGCTAACAGAGGTTTGAATCAATGGACAATAAAACAAAGAACTGTTTCATTGGTTCAAGCCGACGGTGAGTACGATTTAAACGCTGACGTTATTGACATTTTATCAGTGGTCGTTCGTAGAGATAGCACGGACTATGCATTAGATAGGTTAAGTCGCGATTCGTTTATATCTATACCTAACAAAAGCACTCAGGGTAGACCCGCACAATTTTTTCTTGATCGTCAAATCACACCAAATTTAAAAATATGGCCTGTTCCTGAGAATAGCACGGATGTGATTTACTACGATGCTTTAACTAGAATGGATGACGCTGATACTCAAGTAAACACTTTAGATATGCCGTTTCGTTTTTATCCGTGTTTAGCGGCAGGTTTAGCGTATTATATTTCAATAAAAAGAGCACCTCAACGGATTCAGCTTTTGAAAGCAGTTTATGAGGAAGAGTTTGAAAGAGCGTTTTCTGAGGACAGGGATAGGTCCTCTTTCAACGTAGTACCGCAATACGAGTATTTTAGGACGAATTGATGCCGAAATTTGCTTCTGGTAAAAATTCTTATGCAATATCTGATCGATCTGGCTTTCGGTATCGATATAAAGATATGCGTAAAGAATGGACGGGAGCTTTAGTAGGCAGAGACGAATTTGAATCAAAGCAGCCGCAGCTTGGTCCTTTTAGAAAAGTAATTGATGCACAAGCACTAAAAGATGCTAGACCGGATCAAGACAATCCTGTCACACCTTTTGAGGTAAGAACAACAAACGGAATTATTTATCTTGGCAATGGTAATTGGTCTACTGCCGGAGTTGGTGAGTTACCGTCTAAAATCGCAGACACGGATGCATTATTAGGGCAAATTGGTACAGTGACAATAACAACATCTGACTCAGGAGACGTAATAGTTAACCCAACAGGTGTACAAGGAGCAGTTTCTATTAATAGTGTCACTATAATCGATGACGCAGGAACTTTTGATAGCACTAGTGAAACTTTAGATTCCACTGCACAGACATATGATGAGGGCTAAAAGATGGCAAAACAAACAGTAGGTATTGGTTCTTCTGCAAACGATGGAACGGGTGATACCCTTCGTGTTGGCGCGG